TTTAGTTTGCTTCCAACCTTTCTTTATAATCATCTCGCTTAACTAATCTATATCTTTGATATTCAAATTGGGTAGTAAATTCTTGAACCTGATCATTTGCACCAGAATCAAGTTCAAGAGAACCAATCATAACCGGCCAAGCACGATCAAACTCATATGAACTTGATACCCGTGGTGCATTGTTTCTTACTTTCCATTTATCTCGATGTAATAAATCTATTGTAATATCACCATAGTTATGGACATTTGTTGCATCAGTATTAAACATATAGTTATTATCAAAATGTCTAATTGTTTTATGCCAATCCAATAGAGTATTTCTAATGGTATGCTGGGCATCATTCATAAAAGTTATAGTTAATGGTTCGTAAATTTTTTCACCAGGAATTTTATACCCCATACCTCTATATGGGACATCAATAGTTGCTAGTTGTGATCCAGGCAATACCACACTTCTTGCTAAAAGTTTCATATACTTTCTTCTCTGATCTATTCCCATGCCTGCATTAGAATAGTCGAAATTTCTACTACCCAAATAAATAGTGACCGCAAACAGGTTGGATCTTGCAAATCCACCAACTTTTGCTATATTATTCTTTAGATAATTAATGCTATGGGCTGGAGTGCCCATGCCGTCTGGAATTGGCATATGTAATAAAAAGGTCCCTAGTGGGACCTTAATGAAGTTCCTTAGTTATTTAGGAAGTTGAGGTAAAATATAGAAATTATAAACTTCTATTATCGGCATTACCCTTATTTTGATCTTTTGACTCTCCATCATCAGCATCTTCTTTCTTATTACTTGCGTATGATTCTGTCCAATGGGAGATTTGGAACTCAACTGTAAATTCTTGAATTGCGTCATTGCTTCCCCAATCCAAATCAATTGCAGAGATAGCACTAGGATATGCGTTTTGGAATTTATAAGTTACAATAGAAGCGTTTTCTTGTCTAGATAACTGCGTAACTTTCATAGTTTTATAAAGTTCTCCCGTTGAAAGTTCGGAATGGTTAATATCAGATTGTTGAATTAAACCAATCCAAACCTCAAAAGCAGACCTCAGTCTATAGTCCTGATCGTTCATTATGGTGACGGTCCAAGGTTCAAAAGTTCTATCACCAGCAATTTTTAACATACGACCACGAAAAGGAACTTCTACTACACCAATTGTTGATGAAGGAAGTTGTGCTGCTCTGACCATAAACTTACCAAGTTTGTCAGAACCATCGATATAACCACCACCTCTTTTTTTATTGGCGGTTGCCGTTCCCTTTACCTTAGCCGGAAAATCTAGATTCACAGTAAACAGATTAGGTCTCGCTAAATCTGTCTTATTAATAATATTACTTTTAAATTTTGTAATCGATTGATTAATCTCTGCCATTTTTTTATCTCCAAAATTTATTGAACTTTAGTTATCGCTTATTGTTTTAGTTTACAGACCAGTGACTATATTGCCACTCACATGTAAATTCCTCAACCGCATCATTGGAAGCAAAGTCAAGATCAATTGCAGACATTGAAGAGGGAAAGGCATGATGGAAAGTATATTTTCGCGATGTTTTCAACTTCTCACTTCCTTTACTATCGCGATCAAATGCAGTAACACTTAGATTAGTAGTGTAGTCAAGATTATCTGTTTTAGTAAAATTGACTTCGAGATCTTGAATATCTTTAATCCATCTTTCAATAAATTTTCTAGTCTCAAAATTCTCCGTATTCATAATGGTGGTAGACCACGCATCAAAAGTTCGATCTCCAGGAACATTGAATACTCTTCCATTATACGGAATTGCAATTGTTCCGATATTAGAAGCAGGTAAAGATGCTGCTTTAATTAAAAATTTTGTTTTTGCAGGAACAGTTTTATCCGATAAAGTTACAGGTGCATTAAGTGTAACCTCAAAGATATTAGATCTGGCAAATCCAATCCCGTTCAACTCGGATTGAAATGCGGTAATTGATTTTTTCGCCATATGACTATCCTATTATCATTGATATTTGTCTAAGAGTATTTATAATAATAAAAAAATTGAGACCCCCTTTTTAGAAGAGGTCTCAATGTGGAAGTTATATCTAACTTATATCAACTAACGATTTCAGCGAAAGATACGCCAGAACGAGTTGCAATAAAGGAGAGAGTTACATAATTAACTGTCCTTGTCGGTTTTACATAAATTTCAGCAAAGAATTCACCACGATCAATTGCTTCGGGTGTATTATTAGTATCATCACACTTAACAAGGAAGTCAGTGCAACCACGACGACCTTGAACTGTTTGCATGTAAGGTTCTACAATATTCAGGAAGAATCCTCTTTGCTCAGAATCATTCTGCTCAAACAGTTGTGTCTTAGCAGCTTGCTCGATAAATCTTTCGATGGTCAGGAACAAACGACGAACATTGATTCTGTCGAAAGCAGAAGCGAAGGCCAGTGCAGTCTTATCACCATACAGAACGGTGCCTTGACCAGGGAATGTCACAATCGGGTTAACTCTGTTAGCATAGAGTTGATCTCTCTGTGCCTTGTTAGGAGTATAGCTCAACTTAATAACATTTCTCATTACACCGCGAGTAAAACCAGCGGGAGAGAACCAAGGATCTGCTTGAATTGTTGTCTGTACACAAAGACCAGCGATGTCTGAGTTACAAGGGATATAACGATATCTATCGTTATACTTATCATAAACATACTTATAACCAGAATCAAATACCATGTATGAGCTACTAGGTAGAGTCTTAAAGAAACCTACGATATTATCGGTAGCAACCTGAGGATCGGTAACACCAATAACATGACCACGGCGAGGAGAAATAAAAGCGATACAATCCTTACGCTGATCAACTACTTGCTTAACTGTGTTAACTTTAGAAAGACCTTCCGTATCAGTAGATCCGGTAGGACCAGTCAGAATAAAGTCAACCGTAACTGCCTCACGATCAGCAACCAAATCATAAGACTTAGCAAGATCGGTATTGGAGATGTTATAGAAACCACTAGTAATGCTGTAGTTAGCGCCACCGGTAAGTCTGTAGTAGTAAGAAGAGTTGTTTTTAGAACCAATAGCAACATCATTATTGGGGAATCCAACTCCACCAGCAGCAGAACGGATAAGATTGAAACTACGATTAGAACTTAAACCCCAGTTACCATCAGCTACACTTGCATTAGCAGCATGAACATCTGTCTCATGCTCACCCCAATATACATAAGAAGATCTTTGCTTAATTGCGATAGGATAGTAGTTGTTCTCACCGACAGTTGTTCTTGCATCAGATGCTTTAGAGACATTCAAGAAACGCTCTAACAAAGTACCAGGGGTTCCTGTCATACCACCATCGATGTCGATAACGAGGATGTGCAATTCGTCGTTATGACCGCCTTTAGAAGCAACATATTGTGAAGTACCGGGACGAGCAGCAACAGTAATCCACTTAGAACCAGGAGCATATTCACGGTCCTGATATTCTTCACGAACACTGGTGATAACGACAGCAGTGGAGTTTGTATCACTGACAGAATCGGTAGCAGCAAAAGAGATACTGCCTTTGTCGTTAACAATATAAAGACGACGCTCAATACCACTAGCAGCAATAACGCAAGTATTGGTTCCTTGAGTTACGGTTTGACCGTCTGCGATGATACCAGTAACACCACCAGAAGGAAGACCAATTTCAAGTTTCTTATTAGTTGCATCCCATGCCAGAACATCAACCGCTTCGTTAGAACCACCAATCTCAATGGTTGTAGAAGTGCCAGGAGTAAATGAACCGACAACTGTAGTAACTGTTAAAACAATGCTATATTTAAAGACTTTACCTGAGGCACCAGATGCAGCAGTCAGTGCTTCATCAGCAACAAACTCATGCTCGTTACCGGAACCAGGAGCGGGAACAACAGCAATATCATCGGCACCAGCATCAGTTACAAAAACGCCAATAGAATTACCATCAGTACCAGGAGTACGGGCAGCCCACTTAAAGGTATTAGAAGCAACTTCAAAAGCACCTTCGTAGTTATCGAGATTTTTAATTAGAGGAGCTGTGCCTGCGTCAACGGAGTTTTTAAGACCATCATGTGCAACTCTTACAACTTTTAAAAGACCGCCATATCCAAGAAAGTTTGCGGCAGTAAACCAATATTCGTAGTTATAATCGTTAGGTTCACCAAATTTTTCGATTAATTGATTCTCAGAAACAATGTCCACAATTTCTTCTACAGGACCTTGCTCAAAAGGACCAGCAATAAATCCAACATTCGCTGTTGGCACTACCGCCGTAGTGGTTAGATCCCTTTCCTGAATAATTACTCCAGGGGATAATTGGTTAGATGCCATCGTGATATACTCCTAAAAGTTCCGTTATCGGTTGTCTAGGATTATTTATATTTTTGAAACCTTATCTAAACTCCCACATATAGGACTTATCACCGTATTCTGCAACCTGCCAAACCTCACCTTGAGCATCAATTATATGGTCATCATCTAACCCATCACTAATAAATCCAAAAGGAGACATATCTTGCTCAATAGATTCTCTTTGGTCGGCATAAATTCTAGCTCTAACATCATTATCATGCATCTCTTTAAAGTATTCTTGCATTGCCATCCATGCAAAAATTACAAGACACATAGCAAGATCGTCATTACACCCTTCTTCTGCAGCAAATGATTGACCTTTAACAATAAAAGTAGTTAGTTCTGCAATAGTATCATAGTCTGGTATTATCAATTTATCTTCTTCAATAAGTGCTTTGAGGTTAGAACACCCAACTTGTTTCACAGCAGTGGACATCTTGACACCAAGTTGAGTCTTCTTACCAGAGAATCCCTGACCCAACTGCTGTCCTGCACGACCGCGCATCGCAACCATTAATAGATTTTCATATTCTAAATCAAACTGAATAATATCAGCAACCTGACCACCAATATCATTTACTTCACATAAAACATATGCATTGTTATAATTTTTTGCTACATCAATAATTATATTGGGAAAAATGATAGGTTTAATTTCATTATTTCTATATCTAGCAACAACTTTATATGGTAATGTTGTAGTATCAACAACCATAAATGCACTATAGTCATTTGATAATCCCCTAGCAACATCAACAGTGATAATATAGTTGTGTTCGGCAATTACATTTTCATAAATTGCCAGACCACGATTTTGTTTAATTGGATCACTGTATGGCATAGTCCTTAATTTACTGGGACTAATAAGAGTATCAACAGAACCAAGAAATTCACATTCAAACTCAACTCGAAACTGTTGCTCGGATGTATTTTTAATGGTTTGTTCTTTCCAGGCAGTATCTCTACCAGGCACTTCTGACCAATGAACTTCTGTAGGGACATATTCATTTTGCCCTCTTTCAGCATCATGCCACAATTTATAGAACATATTCATCCCGTGTGGCGTGGAGATGATAATTACTTTGGTAGACTTACCAGATGAAATAGTAGGGTAAACAGAACTAAAGAACTGGTCAGCGATATGATTCGGAACGAACGCGAATTCGTCCAGAAAAATAACATTAAAAGACATACCCCTGACGGCACTAGAGCTAGTAGATGCAGCCATGATTTTGCT